GATTGAGTAATCAACTACTGGTTGCATCATTGTCCCAAAAACAGTAACCACAAGGTGTTCTGCTGAGACTGGTGAGACTGGGGTGCCTAAGAATTTAAGATCGAAGGTAGTTTTAACTCCATCGAACAATTTTATAGGACTTTCTAATGCTTGACGCTTTTTATTAAATTCTTCTAATGAAATTCCTGGTGTTAATATAGCATCAGGACCACGAACTGTTTCTTGATAGTATATTACTTCATTATCAATCATTACCGAACCATCTTTCGGTAAGAATCCATCTATTGCTTCTACTTCTATCTTCTCAATCGCTGTATCGACATCTTTTATCAAGATAGTCGAAGATGTTAGAATCTTAGGATCATAAGCATCAAGATCTAAGTATTCTAGTAAATTATTAAGTATATTGTAAGCACGACCAGTCTTCTCTTGGGACTTGTAGTACTCAAAGAGAAAGTTGACGAGTTGTTGGTCTTCATCCCTAATGTATTCGGGGAGTTGATTACCAACTCTGTCCGAAATGTTTATTTTATCAGCAAACATCTAATTGTTAGAAACAGGAGTCGATTTCTGGATACGTAAACGCATCTATTGGGTAGTTGATTGTATTTATGGTACCACCGCCATAGTTCCAACCAGCAAAATTATAAGGATCAAACCCAGAGACATTAGCAGGGTTAGTTATGTAATCAACAGGATAAACTTTCGGGTCAAATAAGGTAGGGTCGACACCTGGTGGGATAGTTAAACCGTCACCGTCAGGTAATACTACAATAGGAACACGATTAGTGCTATCAGGGGTATCTGCTATATTTAGCGGTCCAGCACAAACCTTTCCTGTTGCATAATCAACTGTACCAACAGAAGAAGAAAGTATAACCTCTTTTTCATTTCTATTAGTAACCATTAATAGGTTACCTTTACCATCATCACGGAGGTTTACAGGTACTAATGTACTTGTTGTCGATTGTGTGCCATTGAACACCGCTGCTTCTAAACCACTTGCACTGGATGCACTGGTAGTCAATGAACCCGCTGCTTCACCAGCAGCAATCAAGTCTGCAACTTCTTCGGTATAACCAGTTGCATAGAATGCACCAGACTTAATAGAAGAGAACTTAGGATCGCATCCCACAACATCTCCACCACCATAAGAACTAGGATCTGTAAGAACATTACCAAAGTCAAGACACTGAGTAAACACATTACCAAATGTAAACTGATCTAAGTTCTGACCAATAGAAATTTGGGTTGTTGTACCAGCGATAGCATTATCAGCAGAGTCAATCATACTATTAAACTTAGACATTTCAAGACGACCATTAAATCTGTCATCTCTATTCTGTGAGTTATACTTGTCAACAGATTTCAAGATAGCAGATGCTAATTCATTAGCAGATCTTGTTGTGCTGTTACCATCATATGATGGATAGATCTTAGGAGACAAGTAAAAGATTCTAGGATCAACAACCACAGGTTGTATTGATGCCATAGAATATGCAAGTAATTGATTCTGTATTCTCTTCTTAGTCGTTGTGTTTAAGTTAACACCAGACTTTGATCTAACCGCTATAAAGACTTTACCGTATTCTGGGGGTGAGAGTTTCTCTCCACCATAAGCAGTTACCGCTGCTGCTTGGGGATAAATGTCTTGAACAATGTGAGCGTAGTCATTTTCTGTAACTGCTCTGTTCTGCGTCGAGAATGCCCTAGGAGCGCGAAACTTAATGCTTAGGGCAGATTCTCTGTCTTCGCCACTTTGACTGCTGTCAATCGTTGCTAGGGACATCTGAGAAGGTAGTACAGGACGTCCTGTGACGTCTACTGCCTGTCCTATGAAACTAAACTTGTTTGCACCGTTTGCTCTTGGTCCGTCAGTTGTAATATAGTCTAAAACAATGAACTCATTGTCAATTAACTTACGTCCTAGAACTCCATCACCAAATATGACCTTATATCTAAGATCCTCTGTTTCTTCTAAGAAGTAAACACGAGAAGTAGCAGTCAATGCTGTAACGTTAGCAGATAAAGAATATTCATCTATCTCAGCAGACTGTTCATTAGGTTTAACTGATACTGTAAGCAACTCAGTATCGACTCCATCGCTAGGAATGATATAGTTTGCTTTGGTAGTATCATCAACAGTATAATTGTAGGTAATTAGATTACCTTGGTAGATTATGAGTTGACTGAATGCTGCTAACCCAGTTGTCTGGTCTACTGTTGCTTGTGTGTCTCTCGTAAGAGCATATGTAAATGACTCACCATTAACTGTTGATATAAAGACATCACCTTTCTTAATAGTGATCGAATCAGGATAACTTTGCCCGCCAGGTAAAGTTGCTGCCTGCGCTGTTATACGAACACATGCTTTTGATGCCTTAATTGATCTAGGTGTATAGTTTATCTGCTTTGCTATTCTTACAACGTTATCTCTAACCGTTGATGATTCTAAGAATGCTTCATTCATCGACATGTTAGCGGTGAATGAACTGTAATAGGTGTTGTACGCTAATATGTCTATTAGGTATGATGCACTAGATCCTTCAAAGTCATAATCAGTAAACTCTGGACGAGTTCTGAGATATGATCTTATTGACTCCTTAATCTCGAAGAAATCTAATGACGTTAGATTCGATGGGGTGGCGGGCATGTTACGTTCTCTCTAAGAGGAATTCCACAACTTGTGTTTGTGGTTGTCCAACGATCGCATATTCAATAGCGATGTCGATACTATGTTCATCATCAGAAAGTGTCACTTCAATATCAACTAACTCAACTCTTGGTTCTAATCTTTCAATAGTATTTGTAATTTCATCCTTTAAGTCCTCTGACATAAAAACATCAAAGGGTTCAAACAATAGTCCTCTTACTTTTGAACCAATATTAGGTTGGAAAGGTCTTTCACCAAAACTTGTCAGTACAAGGTTCCGAATAGACTGCTTTATAGCATTCTCGTTAGTCACTGCTGCAAAATCATTAGTATTAGGATTTGCTTCAAATGAAATCGCTAAATCTTTGAATCCACGAGATAGGAACTTTTCGGATCGGAACCTGTACGACGACATTATGTCTTATTTATTCGTTAACAGGATTATTTAGACGAGTTTTACGATCCTTGTCCTCTGTACTTCTTTTTTGCCTTATTTCTGGAAGTTGCAGCGTGTTTTGTGTTTTGTGAACGACCTTGCTTTGTCTTTTTAGGAACCGTATCAGTTACGACGTGAGATCCGAAATTTCCTGTCTTTGTTCTAACTGGCATTTGTTAAAAATAGAATTTACTAAGATGATAGCACATTAGGTGACCCATATGCAACCACACTGTTACATGGGTAACTATATGCCAACGTACCTACCCCCAGAGGGTCTAGAACACGTCCGATTGGTAACTTGGTTACATATACAGTCAATGAGGTTGCAAATAAGATTCTAATATGACCAGCACCACCCATATCTTCACTGGTAAGTAGACTACAAGGGATTGGAGTCGGAACTGGGCACAATGATTTACCACATGGGCACATATAGATGATAATATTGGTACATGGAGAAATATGAGGTATGAATCTGTCACCAAAGGTCATTGTAGGTAACCCATTAGTCAATACCATTGCTTTCATGGGACTAAGAGCACCCAGAGGCACTAATGGAGTCGGTGGCCACCAACATGTCCACTCCTTTATCCTAATAGTATAAGGAATAGGTGGTGAATTGCATGACTGCACTGAATGAACCGTACTCGGAATGCATATGCCATGTCCCGAGCAAGGTAAACCTGTTATTGGTGCTACTGGTAGTAAAATTCCTGCTGGCATTATTGTGTCAAGTCCGTTTTAGGGTTAGTTGAGAAATCAGAAACTGGATTGTTTGCTATTTCCTGCTGATAGTCAAAATCAGGATCATAATTTTCTCTCCATGCATCATCACTAAACTCCACGTCGTCCAAATCTCTAAATTGCGATTGAACAAGTTGAGCATCACCTGGGTCATGTGATGATTTATGAACTCTGCGTCTTTTGAGTGGAGGTTGTGGATTTATTTGATTAGGTGACTGACCAAATGCCTCTCCTTCGCATTCTGAGAAGAATGGGTTGCCCATATTCTGTACTGCTTGCCCAAATGCGATATTAGAACCTGTGTTCCAGTTCTTTACGTTCATAGTTCCGTGATATGGTCCCATACGCATACCGAGTTGTGTAAACATACGCGGATCCACAGCGATAGAGATGTCATTAACGTATTCAAGACCGCATGCGTTGTTATTATTGAATCCACCTGTTCCATATGACGCACTTATGCTTCCCGAACATGGACTAGACCCGCAAGTGTACCCATTATACAGTCCACTGCTCGTCCAGTATCCTCCTCCTGCGGTTTTACCTTGCGTTTCATTGTCATTGTAGTATGCCGAGTAGACATCAAGCACTCCATTTGCATTATTACCGTGTCTGAGGTAAGTATCCCAACATTCATTAGGTGGAACTCCACCAGAAAGTGCAGAAACTGAGATTACATTGAATGTTTGAGAGAAGTTGTTACCAGTTCCGCTTACACTCTTACTAGAATGAGAGAAATTGTTCCCTAACCACACCCCAAGTTGCTGCGTCTCCGAGAAATTGTTCGCAGACCAGTCAAAAGTGTTCTCATCAAGTCCTACTGGAACAAAAACTACGTCATCACTTCCGCTAGGTGCCCAATAACACCTTCCTTCAATGCCCTGACGGTGACATCTCCACATTTTCTTCTTATCACTACCGTCAAGAACAGGTCTAGTTGCTTGTTGGGTCGGTCTAGGTAAGTTTTGGAGGAATTCCATGAACTGTTCTCCCTGTGCACCTGTTGTTTTACCCTCAATAGACAAAGAAATCTTGAAATTAGCGTTATCACCCTCCGCTGCACAGTACTTATAGATCATCCAACCAAAATTACGTCCAGTATCGTCATCAACATAAGGACAAGGTAGGTCTTGGAGTCGTGTAACTGTCTTAAACTTAGGTTGAGCGATAGAAATACACTCATCACCTCCGTTCCACCCGTACAAATCGCTTAGAGAGGTCGTAGACTCGTCTGTGGTGGTCGCTCCCCTCTTCATTTCTGGGTATTGGTTCTCCATCACACTCTTAAAACTGTTATTGACCTCTACAATGCCCTGTACAGTCTCTACTGGGAACAGTGCTTTGCCCACAACTGATGGAATCTCGATGTTTGCACACCCTGCTGGTAGGTTATTGCATAGTTTAGTCTTCTCTACGTCATCAGGACTAGTCATCTTGATGTAACCAGTAGGATATTCGGCAGTAAACCCTTCCATCATACTTTCAAATGACCCCATGACGCCATCATCCATGATAGAAAGTTGATTTTCCTTCGCTCCACTCTTGGTACGCACCTCTCCTTTGATACCAGTCACCTCTTGTGACCCCTGTGAGGGTTCTACACCAGTACCACGCATCCTATCTGTTAGGTCTTCTGTCTTTTCATTAGCATCTACGGTACCTTTATAGGTACTCTGCTGCTGTCTAGTGTTAGGACCGCGCATTTTATATGTCTCGTCCTCTGTTTGTGATATCCAAATCTTA